CAAAATCTACACCGTAAAGGGCAATTCTGGTTCTTTTCTAACTTGATTTTCAATAACTTCCACAGTTGCTTGCCAATGAGCGACAATCATATCCCAGTAGTCAGTCGGAAAACTTTCAATAGGAGTCCCTAGTGGAAAATGCCCGCGAATGTAAGCGATTTTTTGAAGTTCTTCTTCTGTCACGTTCCCTTGCGCCATGAGGTCTGTCAAACTCTTTGGCAAGTTCGTGTGATATTGCTCAGGTGGTGTCTGTGGCGTGCTAGGAGATTCATTTTGAGGTTTTTTAGCTACCTGCGACATATCGAGAGGCAATTCTTCTTGAACTTGCTCAGGGGTTTGTTGTACAGTCTGCTGAGGTGCTGGAGCTACTGGAGGTTTTTGTGGAATAGGTTGCGTTTGTTGACTCGCAAAGATATGAGCGATTCCAACGTAATGAAATGGCATTTCGTCAGGTAACCCATGACGGTTCTTAGCATCCCAAGCAGGCCGATGGTTGGTATACATTACACGTTCACCGCCTTGCGCCTTCTTCTTACCGTTATCAGTCGTCATGACCAAGGTCTTGTAATTGGCAAATAGAACCATGTCTGCCCATTCTTTTACGAGTGGAGCTGTCTTAGAGCCTGTCTTTTGGCCAAGTTTCAATTCGTATCGGTCGTAAGAACCCATCTCGTCCGGCTGTTCAAACTTCTTGATTTGAGCGTGTGCAGTCAATACCACGTTGATCCCCATATCAGCCAAATCAGACAAGCTATTCAAGAAACGTCCCATTTCTTCTTGGACATAGGTGTAGCCTTTGCCCCAGCTAAAATCCTCAATTCCTTGCTTACCATGTTGCGAACAGATGTAATTAACTGCCAAAGCTTCAGCCCAATCGATCGTATCAATGACGAGTGTCCCACACTCAGTCGGATTCGCCTTGATAAAAGCAATCTCATTGATGAGCATGGTCCAGCTGGTTGGCTTGTCGAGTCGTGCCACATCCATGTTATCTGTCGAACCTTCCGTGTCGATGAAGACCGCATTTGGAAATTCAGCAGCAAACGTGGACTTACCAATTCCTTCAGGACCATAGATAACTACCTTTTGAGCTCGTGCCCGTTTTCCTCTTGTGATTTGCATGTTTTAAAAACCTCCTTGCCATGTTGGTGCGACTGTTTCGGCGTGTCCTTGCTGAGCGGAACTTTCAAACTTCACCGGTTTAACGCTATACCCGTCTTCAATCAGAATGCTACACTCATCTCCCGTTGAAACCCTAGTTGCAATAGCTTGCAAACCTTCTTGCTCAAGCCACGCGCCAAATTCCTGCAAAGTCAGCTGATCCATTTGTTCCAGCTTGTCAATCAACACAAAGCCACATTCTGGCTTCAATTTACGCACGATTGCAGTCGCAACTTGTAATTGCTGACTACCAGACATGTTATCCCAGCGCTGGCCAAGATAGAGCAGTTCGCCATCATCCACGGATAAGCCTGGCAACGGTAAGTCTGCATTGGTGAGCAAATCTGTTTTCTGCTTGCGGATGTCTGCAATCACATTATCAAGTCCCTTGTATTGCTCGCGATACCCCTTGGCATCTTCTTCTGCTTTATCCTTGTCCAGATTAGCACGCACTTTACGATTGATTTCGTCAATCTCTGCGATGTTTTTTTCGATTTCTTCAGTAGATTCATCGAGAAGGTCCATGGCATCGGTATTCGCGATAGCCAAGTCTTGAGCTAACTGACTTTCTTTTTCTTCGGCGTCGGCCAGCAATTGCTTCAATCGTTCAACCTCTGCAACTGCTGAGTCGTGTTTATTTTGGATAGATACCAAATTCTGACGTTTGCGAGCATTCTCGCCGTTTGTAGCAAGGATAGCCTGTTGTTGTTGGATAAGCTCAGAGATAGAGACCAGGTCTTTCGGTGCATCTGGGTAGTAAGGTTGTTCTTTTGCGAACTTCTCCTTTTGGTCAGCAATCACACCAATCGCATGGCGCTCGTCGTATTTGGCCTTTTCTTGCATTTCCAGTTCAGCCAATTGCGGACCGACTCCGATGATTTGTAGCAGAGTTTTCGCTTTCTCTTTGCTAGTCTGCTCCATGAATTTTGGCAAGTTGATAGCCAGTTCTTCCACGAAGCTATCCAGCAAATTTTGACCAGCCTTGTTGCCACTCGGGTCAATAACCTTGAGAGTGCTGTTCTTACCACTACGCTCCACAATCAAACCGTTTGATAGCGTGATTTTTAAGCTAGGCGGAATTGTACTTCCTTCTCGTTGCGCTTGGCTGGGCTTGTACTTGTTACCACCCAACGCCCAAGCAATCGCGTCCAGCACGCTTGTTTTTCCCTGATTGTTATTTCCACCGACAATGGTTAAACCAGTCGCTGATGGCTCTAATTTGACCGCTTTAACACGTTTGACGTTTTCAATTTCTAGTTTATTAATCGTCACCATATTTTTCTCCTTAGTTTCAGTTGAAAATTCTCTGCTTCTAATCTCTTTCTTAAAGATTGTTCCTGTCGCAATCGTTTCTTGAGATCATCGATTTCATGTTGCATATGTGCCATCATTTCTAGGTCACGCATCTTTTCTCTACGCTTGCAAGTGGATAAATCCCATGCTTGTCTATCCCATACGATTTGCATATCGTGCTCTCCGTGGTTCTGGCAAGGCTAGAGGTTCTGGTCGCAAACCTACAGGCGGTTCATTGTCGTAGGTAAAGCCTTTGAACTCTCTGCGAATATTCTTGCGAATCTCTTGCCATTTGTCCTCTCTACCACGTTCGAATGCGTGGTTGTACCCTTGGATAATCATAGACGCAAATTCTTGCTCTTCTCGTCTTTCTTCCTCTTTTTGCTTTTCTAACTGATGAGCTAAAATACCTGCGCTGATAAACCCCAAAATCACTGCGCCATTTCCTAAAAGCTGGCTAACTATTGACGGTTCGTTCATTGTTCTCTCTCCTCTAAATCTTTAATTTTTTCTCTTTTTCCAACCAGTTTTTTTATTTTTGTTAAAAAGTTCATCCGACTGACCTCATTTTCTTGCTTTTTACAATTTCTTTCTTCCAGGTTTGAGTTCCACGATATTGCAGATATTCGTCAAAACCTTTGATTGTGACGAGCTGGCCATCATTCCTAAGATGCTTCTGTTGGCTAGGCAACTTCTTCATCTCACGTCTCATGTCTCCCGCTTGTCGCTTTGAGCATCCAAAGATGTGTTCTAATTCTTCATCATTAGCAGAAACTTTTTCAATAATCACATCTTTAATTCTTACAATTTCAACTGCTTCCATTTTTACTCCTTTCGTGTTATAATTCAGTTAGTTATTTAAGTATGCGCCTGACTTTGTTAGGTGCTTTTTTATGCTACTCAATCCCATAATCTTCAATAACCTGAAGAATGAAACTGTTCGCTCGTGGACCCTTCGTCGTTCCACTTAGAATATTTGTTACTTCCTGTCGTTTAAAGCCATAAGCAACCGCTAGAGTTGTTTTTTTAATACCCTTGTCTTTCAAAAAAGCATTGACTTTCTCACGACCGTTTGTGATATCTGGCATATTTTCTCCTTTCTTTGTGGTATAATATAATCAAAAAACGAGGTAAGATACAATTATGGAAAAATTTCAATTTTGGTTAACATTTGCTACTGCCACTATTCCAGCTGCAATAACTGGTCTTCTTAGTTTTTGGGCTTCTTGGTTGAAAAGTCGTTCCGATCTTAAATCACTTAGAGAGAAATTTAAGCATGATATGGAAACTCTTGAAAAGAATCATACAAATGAACTAGAAAAAATGAAAGAAGCTCATAAGTTAGAACTGGAGAATATCCAGAAACAATCAGAATCTGACATGAGCAAAGAACTTTTAGCCATGATGATGAACGTTGCAACACCTGCCTTAAAGGATGTGTTTAATGAGGAAGTCAAAAAACAATTTAAACAAAATAGAAAACTATCCAAGAAGTAGACTACCTGCTACTTCTTTTTTTCATACTCTTCCCACAAACTTTTGTACATTTCATCACGCATTTTTTTTGAACTTCTATCACTTGCTATTACAACAACAATAAATGAAATCAATGAGACAATGCTAGATATTAGCAGAATGAACAAAATTTGAATATCCATTATTCCCTCCTCCTTTTTTTCAAAAATAAAAAATGCCCTATCTAACTGATAGAGCATGTGATATAATAGTGACGGCACATCTGCCTTAGAAGGGAGGTGGAGCCTATGGTAGATTACATCTTCACAAATATTATTCTACCCTTGGTGGTCGGTACCGTCCTGATAGTCATCGAAAAATGGCTAAACAAGAAATAGCGACTAACCCACCTTTCTAGCGTAGACTAGAAAAAACCCTTGCTTTTGTGGTTATCAGCAGGGGCTTTTTTGTAGTTATAGTAGACTACATCTTCACTTCTCCCCTATTATCTCACATGCTCTATTCAATTGTCAAGGAACAAGTAAATAAGAAACAACTAAATTTTTAACTATTTTTTGTGTTATTGCTTGACTTTTTACAATCTATTGTTTAGAATAAGAGCATAAGAAAAAGCACTAATAAAACTATAAATACCGTTCGCCAAAACATTTTTATAATTTATTTCTTAGTTGTTTTTTTAGTTGTAACTTACTTACAAAAACTATTGTAAACTATTGATTGTGTTTTGTCAACGATTTTACACACAAAAGTTTAAATATTTTTTGTCATGTCTTAGAAAGGCTGATAAATCAATGTTTTCTTTGTTTGAAAAAATTAAAGAACTTTGCCAAAAACGAGGAATTTCTATAAATTCTCTCGAAGAAACACTCGGATATAGCAGGAATACAATCTATAGCATGAAGAGTAAAAAACCAAATGCTGAAAGATTGCAAGAAATCGCTGACTACTTCAACGTGTCCACCGACTATTTGCTTGGACGTACTGATAACCCAAATATTGCCAACTCAAAAGAGCAATTCTTTTTTGAAGGCAAAGAGGTAAATGTTGAAGAACTCGCTTCGACTGCTATGCGCTTCAATGGTAAACCATTATCAGATGAAGATAAGAAAGCAATCCAGAATATTATCGAAATTTATCTACGAAAAGGATAAATAATTTATGACAGAAAAGGAATTAGCCTATAATTTAGGTATCAAAATTCACATATTTGAAGATGTTCTTTTTCCTGACGAGGCATTCTATATACCTGATTTAAAAACAATGTTTTTAAGCGACGCAATCTCTGAAGATAAAAGGGTTCAGGTCGCTCTGCATGAAATAGGACATCGCAACCATTCGCCAAATATTTACGAAAATTTCCGTGAGAAGTGCGAACTAGAAGCAAATCGCAACATGATTCATCATCTCATGAAAGCAGAACTAGATATCGCTGAAGATACTAGCACTTTCAATTATTTAGCATTTATGGAAAAATACAATCTAAAAACTATAGCTGATGAAGTTATGGTTAAGGAAGAGTATTTAGCACTTGTAGGATAGGTAGAAAAAATATGAAAATAGGAATGAGAAAACCAAGTCTAACCAGAAGTTTTAAAGCTAGAACCACTAGTAAATGGAAAAGACAGGTCAAAAAAGCTATTATCCCAGGATATGGTAAGAAAGGGATGGGATGGATTAAAAATCCAAAAAAAGCCCTGTATAACAAGGTTTATCATAAGACAACTTTTGGACTTTCAGGTTTGTTTAAATCATCCAAAAAGAGAAAAAAAGAAAGTAGTCACCAACAAACGACAATCTATTCTTACCTCTAATAGCAAGAAGCAACACACAGCAAAAGATTACAAAGAGGCATCGCTTTTTTATCTAGTAATTTCTATAATACTACTTTTTCTGACTCCTCCTTTCGGAGTCATACTTCTGCTCTTTAGTTTCATGATGTTTTTGTTCGGACATTTCACCGCAAAACAAGAAAAAGATAGATAGTGATGGACAAGTAATGCTAGATGCAACAGGAAAAGAGTTGTTTGATAAAGTCTATAAACTAGCTTACAAACTAGATATAGACGACCATAAAAAACTACTCGACAAGATAAAAGAGGTTCTTTGGTTAGATTTATACTAATTTCCAACGAACAATAGCAAAAAGCAACTGTTTCCAAAATGGAAACAACTCAAAAAAAGCCCCACGCTCAGAAGTTTGGCGACCGAGAGCGTGAGGCTGTAGGCAAGAAAAAAGCATTAAAAAGCTCTTTTTCTTGTACCCATTTTAACAAAAAAGTGAGGTAAACGCAATGTGGATGGAAGAACTTCCCAACGGGAAATACAAATTTTTTGAGCGATATAAAGATCCATATACTGAGAAATTAAAAAAAGTTTCAGTGACCATGGAGAAGAAAACTCCCCAGGCAAGAAATCAAGCTGCTATCTTGTTGCAAGAGAAGATAAATAAAAAACTCAGCACAAAACAAGTAGAAAGCATTACATTTGAAGAAATCTATAACCTTTTCTATAAATCATGGGCGCAAACAGTAAAGGAATCAACAAAACACAATTATACTTTTGTTGATGCAACTATGAAAAAAGAAATACCATCTGACACTTTACTAGCTAATATCGATAGACGATATATCCAGAGCAAGATTGAAAATATTATTGATAGTAATGGCTATCATACAGCTTATAGAGTCCGCAGCAGACTCAAAAGCGTCTTCGATTATGCAGTTCAATACTCCTATATCGGAAATAACGAGGTTAATTACACGGTTATTCCTAAAAAGCCGGAAACTTTAGAAGATATTGAAAAAAAGCGCAACAAGTTTTTGACTATGCAAGAAATCAAAACATTAATAGACGCACTAAACAATCAACCGTATCAACAAAAATATGCCGATATGGTAACGGTTCTTGCTCTTACTGGTATGAGATATGGAGAGTTGACAGCATTACAACTTAAAAATATAGACTTCCAAAATAAAAAAATTGAGATTACAGGTAATTTTGATTCAGTAAACAAAATAAAAACATTGCCAAAAACCGCAAAATCCATTAGAACAATATTGGTATCAGATGCGGTTATAGAGGCCATACAGCGTCAAGTGATCCGCCTCACTGAACGCCATCAGCCGCTAAAAGATGATGATTATATCTTTTGCTTAGAAGTCTGGAATAGCCCAATAACATTAGCATCTTTTATTCAAATTATAAAAAAATACGGTGCGAAAGCTGGAATAGAAAAAAATTTATCTAGTCATATTTTCAGACATTCTCACATCTCGTTTTTAGCAGAGTCTGGATTACCTATCAAATCAATAATGGATCGTGTTGGTCACTCAAACGCAAAAATGACTTTAGAAATATACTCCCACACTACACAAGATATGGAGGGTAAACTCGTAGAAACGTTAGATAGTATTTTTTAATTTTGCCCCTTTCCTGCCCCTTTCATTCGCACAAAATAACAATAACCCTTGAAAATCCAGTATTTCCAAGGGTTATTTTTTTGTCATTAGAATCCGTCTACGTTTGTGTAGATCTTTTGCACATCTTCGTCGTCTTCAAGAACGCTGTAAAGTTTTTCAAAGGTTTCAAGGTCATCGCCTGACAATTCCACTTCTGACTGAGGAATCATTTCCAATTCA